GAGGGAAAACCATCTGGGATTTCAACAACCAAAGCAGATTACTTCGTTATTGTGGTTAAGAAATCAAAAGAGTTTTGGATCATAAAAACTGAGAACTTGAAGAGGGTTATACTTATGAATGAGAAGTACATTCAACTATGTGGGGACAATAATTCAAGTAGAGCATATTTGATTCTCAAAGAAAAGAATCGTAAATTTTTTGAAATTATAAAATATGGAGATGGAAAATATACCAGAGAGATTACACATTCTATTCAATACAGATTGGAATAAGGGTAATGATTCAACAATGACCAGTACTGAGAGGGGACAACTCAACGAACTATATTTGGAATATAGGATGATCAACTGAGAAAAGCAAGAGAAGATGAAGAATATGAAAGATGTGACATCATCACAAGAACAATGAATGGACTGGAATTAAAATTTGGAAGATTCAAAACCATTTAGTAAGTTTGCATTCTAAAACGAATAAACATGAATACAACACAGACAAACAAAGTAGATCAAACATCCAACACGACCAAGATGATGCGTACGATGATCCTAATCAGTCTTGGTGTAGATTTTGATGCACTCTCAAAAGTCCTTCATTTGACGCAACAAGAGGTAATTGATTTTTTAACTGAAGATTACCAATATAGTAATCCCATTTTGATGTTTTCCATATACAGCCCCAAACAAATTGTTTGGGGTTTTTATTTACTCTATACCATCCTGTACCTAATATTTATAAAAAGACAAACCATGAATCCAATTCATAAAAAAATTTATGACATCATCTGTGAGGACATTGACAAAAATTCAAAAGGGTTTTCAACCATAACAAACGCTGAGATCTCAAAGGACATAAATGTTTCACCATATTCAGTCAGAGATCATGTAATCCTTTTGGTTAAAAGAGGTCACTTGCAGAAAATAAACAATCATTGGACCGAAGAAAATGAGTTCTACAATAGAATCCTCTTCAGGGGAAAAAACACCCCAAAACATGAACCAATGGATTCAGAATAATTATTCTGAACTCAGAACGATTTGTGAAAAGATTTCCAAAATAAAAGATGTTGATGATCTTTTGCACTCATGCCTTGAACAGTTTCTCCTAAACCAGTCCGCTCCCATTCTTGGTGACAAAGAGAGACTGTTCTTTTTTGCTCGTATTGTTAGAAATAATTTTCATTCAAAGACCAGTCATTACTTCCATCAATACAACAAATACAAATTCTCAGAACTGCAAGATCACAATGCAGTTCAAGTAGATTATGAAGAAGATCCGATTGACTTGAATTGGGTGAATAAGATTATTACATTTCATAAGAAGGGGGACCTTTGGTATTACGCAAGACTCTTTGAACTATTTATGAATGAGGGGTGTTCCGTAAGCAAACTCGCAAAGCGAACCACAATACCACTTAACTCTGTCTCAAGGGACATAAACAAATACAGAAGAATATTAAAAAATCTGAGAGAAGATTTCTATAAGACCAATGGGATGTAATTGTAAAAATAAAAATAAAGAACAATCTCAACCTGTGATTGTAAACCAAGCCGATGGTTCAGTACAACTTAAAGAACCAATCAAACCAAACTTTTCAGAAGAAGAAAAACAAAGAGTGGAAAGATTCTTTTCACATAACTCACATATTCTTACAGAAAAGAAATGGGTAATAAATTTCCATAATCAACATTTCCCTGAACAACTAACTGTCAACTGTATGGACTGTTGGATCAGAGTGAAACAGAGAATGGATCACTTACTAAAACAATATGAACAATATGAGCAGTGGCAAAAGACCAAAGGGGAGACCGAAAAAAACCCTGAATGATCTACCAGCAAATTGGGAAACAAAACTGATCGAGATGGGGAGAGAAGGAATGTTTGACATTGATGCAATAGTGTACTTGGGTATAGGGTCTCAGTTATTTTACCAATGGGTAGAAGAAAATGAGCATTTTTCAAATACCATCAATGAAATGAGACATTTAAGTCATACTTGGTGGGCTTCAATTCCAAGAAAAGGATTCAAAGAAGGAAAGTCAAAAGATGTAAATTCCAACTTATGGAGTTTGATCATGAGAAACAAATTCAAAGATCAATGGAATGTTGAGAAGAAAGTTGACATAACATCAGGTGGAGAGAAAATAGATTCAAATAAGAAAATCGAAATTGAAATAATCAAATCAAAAGAACAAAATGACCAAGAGTAAAAAGTCCTACTTTTTCAAAGCACCACAGTATGACAAATTCCAAATAGATTCAGGATCTGTAAGCAAATATGACATTAAGTCAGTATGGTTCGATGTCAAAGGATTTATGGAATCAAACGAGGAAGGTCATAGAGTCGATTTAAGACGCTTTCTCCAACGAATGAGGTATTCTGTCACGAACGCATTAAAAGCGGAAGGAATGAGTCTTAAATTCATTATGGACCCACAAATCAAAGAGTCATACGATTGGAACTTTTATTGTTTCTATGAAATCGAATTTAATTTCTTCCCACTCGAACAATATAACCACAGAGAAATGGGGAGAAAGATTGCAAACATTTCCAAGTACATCAATGCTGTTTACGAGGAAGAGAAACATCTTAAACTGTCAAAATACAAAAGAAAATTAGACACATGCCAGAATCAAGAAAACGAGGCGGAAAAAAAGCCCATAACCGCAGAATAGTTGCAAGGAACAATTACAAAAAACACGAAGCAAAAAGAATAACAGAAGAGTTTAATAGACTCCTAAAAGAAGCACAAGAAAAGAAAGAACTTGAGAGTCAAAACAACACAAGTATTTGAGGATCTATTAAACACAAATTATAGAAACTACATTTTTCAGGGATCCTCGAGAGCGGGGAAGACATGGAATATTATTCTATGGATGGTGATTGATGTTCTAAACCAAGAGAATAAAACTTATTCCATTGTAAGAAAAACTCTCCCCGCTCTCAAGGGTTCGGTCCTTCGTGATCTCAAAGAAATTTTATTGATGCTTGAGATCTACAAAGAAGAAGACTGGCATTCTGTGGATGGTTATTACCAACTTGGAACAAACATCATTGAATGGTTCTCACTGGATTCAGAAGAAAAAATAAGAGGTAGAAAAAGAGATGTTTGTTTTGTCAATGAAGCAACAGAGATTACCTATGATGAGTATGTACAACTTTCACTAAGAACATCAGAGAGAATGATCCTTGACTTCAATCCATCGTTATGGAATTCTTACCTATATGACATGGAAAAACAAGAGGACACATTCTATAGAATCGTTACTTACAAAGACAATCCATTCTTACCACAACAACAAATTGATGAGATCGAGAAACTAAGAGAAAGAGATCAAAACTTATGGAGAGTATTTGGTCTTGGACAGAAAGGTGTTCCAACAAGAGTTGTATTCAATCATCAAGAAACATATGAGGAATTACCAAAGGAAGCAAAACTATTAGGTTTCGGGCTTGATTGGGGTTACTCACATCCTTCAGCACTGGTAAGAGTCCACAAACTTGGTGATTCAATCTATTGTGAGGAAATGTTATACCTCAAAAATGTAACAATCCCCGATCTTGTTTATAAGATCAAGGATCTTGGTGTGAGTCTTTATGATGATTTTATTTGTGACTCAGCAAACCCACAGGCAATAGCAGAATTAAAAAGGGAAGGGATCAATGCAAAGCCAGTTAAGAAGAATTCAATCCTACATGGAATAGATCTAATCAAGAGATCAAAATTCTTCATACACAAAGATTCAATCAATCTGCAAACTGAACTTCAACAATATGTTTGGAAGATTGACAAGAACAATAATAATCTTGATGAACCAGTGGATGATTCAAACCACTTGCTCGATGGCATTCGTTATGTCCTTGAGATGAAGGTGGCGAGAGACACAGGAGTATATGTATACTAAAAACAATATTTATGAGTATGACCAAATTCATTGATTACAATGGAACAAAATATGAGGTAAAAGAGCCAACAATTAGCATGTGGATGGACATCATGAAACTCAAAGACATCTTGGATGAACAAGAGATGTATGTGAGAATGATTTCCAAAGTAACAGGGATCAAAGAATCTCAGATCATGGAAGAAGATGCATCAACAATCAGACGAGTTGGTAATGAGTTATACAAGTTCATGAATCAGGATCAGAAGACCTTATTCAAGAGCATTGAACTGTTTGGTGTCAAATATAATTTTGTTGATGTAACAAAGATTTCATTTGGTCAATTCGTGGACATTGACACATTCCTCAACAAAGAGGAATCATATAGAGTTTCAAACTTACAAGAACTCGCAGCCTATTTGTATACAGAAGACGGAATAAAATATGGTGAATCAGATTTCAAAGCAAGAATTGAAGTGATGAAAGAACTGCCCATCAAATACCTTGAGGGAGCAGTTTTTTTTTTGTTGAATTCAGGAAGGGCATTACCCAATCTTTCGGAAGTCTATTTGAAGAGTCCAATATTGTGGCAGATGATGAGACTGAAAATAGTTTTGCAGGGTTTTGGAAGTGGTATACAGCGATTAGTTTCCTTGCAGAAAACAAAGTTTGGCAGATTGATTCTGTTACTAACCTTTCCCTTCTGGCTGCTCTTAATCATCTTTCTTTCCTTATGGATCTCAATAAAGAAAAAGAAAGGCAAATAAAAGAACAACAACGATGAGTTTAATAACATCAGGTTTAACAATACAGATTGATTTTACAAATCAATCATCACTCATAATTGGAGGTGGATCAGGAGTTGCTGTTACAAAAGCAGACAACCTTGCAAATCCACCGTTATTTTTTTCAGGTGTTCCTGGTGCTTATTTACAATATGACTATTCAGGTTATACAAATCCTTTCGGAACATTTTCTGGAGTATGTACTTCCGATGTGGGTGGTTACGGTTTAAGTAATAAGTTAGGGGATTACGGTTCTTACCAAGATTACACAACATGGTTCTTTGCTCAAAATGAAACTGGTGTTTACATGAACCCGATTAACTCGGACAACTTCCAAAACTACCTAAATCAAACTCAAAGTTATAGATGGTTTCAAGTTGACACCTTTCCAATAACAGGAACAACAGGTTATAGAACATATACATTTTACACAGGTGGAACATCAGTAAGTCCTGAACCGTATACTGCTGTAACTGTCAATCAATGGTATGTTGTTGCTACAAGAGTATACCAATCAGGAACAACAGCAGTTACAGAGTTGTGGATCGATGGAACAATGGTTTCACAAACACAAGAAACACAAACTTTAGTAACCGCAGTCAATCCAATATTTCAGTTTTTAGAAAACCCAAATACAGGATTCAATCTCGCAGAGGTTTTAATTTATGATCGTAGATTGTCTGATTCAGAAATGACTCAGAGTTATAATTATTTTGCTGACAAATATTTCAATCCACCAATACCAATAACGCCCACCCCGACTACAACTAATACACCAACCAATACAAATACTCCATCCGTAACACCATCAGAAACTCCCACCAACACACCTACGCCTTCGATTACTCCAAGTTCACCACCACCAAGTCCAACCCCATTGCCAGTTTATGGAATCAATTTCAAGACCATTGCAGATGATCTAAAATACTTAGCCAATTCACACAAACAAATCAATTCATTTGGTTTGGGAAATGTGGATGAACTTTCATTCTTAACAACATCAAGAGACAAGCAAGACAATCCTGATGCACAATCACCATACTTCCCTTTGTTGTTTATTGTACCAGGAAATATTACAAATGATCTGCAATTCAAAGAATGGAAATTCAATGTTGTCTCACTCGACATTGTTGAAAGAGATCTTGCAAATGAAGTGGACACACTCTCTGACACTCTACAAATCCTCAATGATGTTATAAGTCAATTCAGACTTTCTGTTACAAATCAACAAGGTAATTTCAACTACCTGTATTATTTAGATGACACAGTTACTTGTACACCATTTATGGAAAAGTATTCTGACATGACAAATGGTTGGACTGGTTTAATCAACATCAAAACAAAGACTCCACTTGACAGGTGTGCAGCAGCATTCGATGTCTTCACAGGAACACCAATTTACCATGCAGGAATCAACTTCAAATCCATTATAGATGATTTTAGATTACTTGCAGATCATCACAAACAGATCAATTCATTTGGATTTGGTGATGCTGAAGAGTTTGGTTATTTGACTGACACAAGGGACAAAGAAATCAATGTTGACAATCAAGCACCGTATTACCCTTTGATGTTTGTGGTCCCCAACCAAGCAATACAAGAACTGCAATTCATGACATATGAATTCAATGTCATTGTTGCTGACATTCTTGAGAGGGATCTTGACAATATGATTGATGTTCTCTCTGACACCAATCAGATTCTCGATGACATAATCTCACAATTCAGACTTAGTGTTACAGACTCACTTGGTAATTTCAATCAGGATTATTATTTGGATGATGCAGTGGAATGTATTCCATTTATTGAGCAGTACCAAGACATGGTTGCTGGTTGGACTGGTACATTTAGAATTAAGATCATGACACCTCTTGATCGTTGTGATGCAGCATTCAATGACATGAGTGGTCCATTCCCAACACAGAATCCGACACCTACGCCTACGCAAACGCCAACCAGCACAAACACACCAACCCCTTCTGTTACTCCAACCAATACAATGACACCAACAGTTACAAGCACACCAACCGTTACTCCAACTTGTCCTGTAACGACTCAATACTTAGAGGTTATGTTGGAAGACAATACCAAGTTCAAACTTATACTTTGGAATCAACCGAACTTTACATCACCAGCAAATGCAAATTGTGATTACATCATTTCAGGATGTGCATATGGATCTCTCGGAACGGTTTATTGTGCAGCAGAAACAATAAACTCAGG